GGATAGCTCTCCTGTGATTATTTATCGCGCCTGACAAAGCGCGAGCCCTACCGCGCCGGACTCGCTCGGCCCTGTTCAGTTGCAAGAGATTGGTCCATCAGACGTAACAAGCGCGTATCAAACCCACCTCGTCGGTATTTATCAAATGACCAACACGCTGCCGCTTAGTCCAGTACGGTAATCTACTTGCCCTGACCGTAGCGCCATAAAGCTTATCATTACCAGGACATAAGAACCTGCGAAGCGCTCTGCATTCGCGCCGGCGTTGACAACTTAACCAATACCGTTTGTGTCACCTCGCGCAAGATGGGCGCCAGCGCGCCAAAGTCTTCACCAACACACCTGCCTCCCTCGCCACCGTGACCACATCAGCGCTCTCCGGTGGCAGCAACCGCGCCACTGCCCTGTTCTTGAATGTTTCTCCATACCTTTCCATCGCTCTTCCTTATTGCCCTCAAGTTCAAGATCATATCGAATCGACAACTTCTGACGCGGGGGCCAGTTCGACATGCATGGCAACGTATCAGAAATTGTCTCCGACTCCAGGCACAACATTAATGAAGGCGCTCCGCAGGATAGCTGTACCCGGGTGAGCGGTGGAGACTGCAAAAAATTTGAACATTGAGGGGGCTTTTTTCGACTGTCCGTTTGGGATCACCTCTTACAGTTGCGGTCGGTATATCAGTGAACGCGCCAGGGTTGTTTCAGGGAAGCAAGAGACAGGTAACGGGCATCAAGAAGGACAAATGTGAGTCATGGACATAGCAAAACCACCTCTTCCTCGCGCCGGACTATCAATCCGGGCAATACTTTCCCGCCGCCTCGCACCCAGCGCCGCAGTTCGATCACAACATTTGACCAGTCCCTCTGATTGATCCTCCGCCGCAGCGCAGAAGTCTGTAGTCGCCCCACCCCCAAATTGAATGTGAAGTCGACAATGGCCGCCAAGCGCCCCTCCGGTTCAGTAGCCAGCACCGGACAGTAGCGTAGCGTGGCGGCGAGAGCCAATTGCAGGTCGCGCGCCAGATAGACCTCGGCTTTGTGTTCGGTAATCGGTGGGTGCGTCGGATCGCAAAGATGCCCGTACCCAATCGTCCAGTACCCCGCCGGACACACATACGGGTGTGCCCGGCGCAGCGGATCCGCCTTCGGCACCCGATGGAAACCCTCGAACCGTTTGGCCAAATCAATGGCAGCTTGGGGCACCAGCATCAGCGCACCCGATCAAACACGCGGCCAAGAAACCAGAAGTTCAGCACCCCGGCCCACAACGCCTGATCGGCATCCGTCCAGGCATGGACCACCGCCACGCTCCAAAGCGCCCCGCCGTTAATGGCTGCGGTGAAGGCCGCCGTCTTGGCCGCGCAGTACAAGGCCATGAACCAGTAGGTGACCACCGGCCGCACGCTGGATGACAGTGCATCCGCCCAAGCCACTCCGGTTTTCTCACCCTGGGTGCGCACGGCATCCTTCAGCGCCTCGATGGCTCCGGTGTTCCACGCCGCTTCGGCACTCGCGCCGATCTCGGCCATGCGCTGTGCGCCTCGAATCTTCTCGAACTCCAGCGCCTTGTCCTGCATCGCCAGCTCGTGTCCACGCTCGCCTTTGCGATCCAGCCACTTCAGCACCTCGGGCGCGAGTCGAAACGCCCCGCCCAGCAATCCACCCAGCAAGGTCTCGATCATGGCGCGCTCCCGAATACCTTCAGTTTCAGGGCGGTGCCGGCGACGACCGCCAGAACCAGGCCGGTAATCAGCATCTTCACAATGGTCAGGCCAGCGGTCTTCTTGGCCTCGTTGAAGGCATCCAGCAGATTGCGCAGTTCGCGGATGTCATGGGCGGCGTCCTCGCCGTCCAGTCCGACGCTGTGGAGTGCCGATTTAGCGCCCTTGGCAGCGGCGCATTCCAGGATGCGTTCCAGTTCTTCCTGGGGAATCGTCACCGACTTGCGACGTTCGATCAGGGGTTCGGTCATGTTTCTGTCCTCCATAAATGCAAAACCCGCCTCAAGTGCGGGTTTCAGGGTTGCGCGTAAAACGTGCTTCAGACGGGATAGTTGTGTCGTGCCACTGGTGCTCGGGTGGCCATGCCGTGACGGATCAGCACGCGGTCGCCGATGGCCAGGACATCGAGAGAGCGCGCCGTCACCGCGCCACGTTCGGTGGCCACACGCACCAAGGTGCCATTGAACCCCACCACTGAACCGACCAAGGGTGAGTCAGGCGCGATGAGGCGAGACAGTGCCTGCAGCGGGAAGGTCATCGCGGCTGCTCCAGGCTGATGCGGGTATCGATCGCCGCCTCAGTCACGCTGATCTGGATGCCGGTGATCTTGGCCCGGTAGGCGCTGGCGGTGGATGGGTCGGTCGCCTCGACGATCTGGCCGAGCCGGAATCCTGGCCGGAAGACCACTTCCATCTCGATCTGATTGAAAGCATGGGCATGCGCATCCATTTCGGCGATACCCCGCTGCAGCAATGCCTCGTCCGACAGCAGTGGTTCGGCGAGGGGCGTGCCTTCGCGCAAACCATCACCGCGATAGACCGAGAGGATCATGTCGCACTCCCCTTGATCAGCGCCAGAATGCTGAAATCGCTTTCCCCATTCAAACTGGCGGGAGAAGCCAGGGCATAGACCAGGGCTTGCGCGTCATACGTCAGCTTGGCCACGCCCACCCCCTTGACCGAGGCTTTCACCGTCACCTTGTCTGACTGGAGCGTGAGCGTGCCCAGGCTGCGGCCATACCAGACTGACGCACTAATTCCCGCTCGGGCTGGCACGCTGAGGCTGGCACTGTCGGTATCCTCGAACATGACTTCGTCGGTCATCGTCACTATCGCCGTGCCCTGCGCCGAGAGAGAACCCGCCGAGCAGATCGTATCGGTGATGCTGACGTTGTCCGACTTGTAGACGAGGATGCGCACGGTCTCACCCGGGCTGAATGAATTTTTACCGCCATTCAAACCCTGTGGCCGAGCATCGACCTCGGCTGAGAGATGCCCTTGGCTTCCGCCGCTTTGACCATCAGGGCTGCCAAATTGAACACGGATAGTGGCATTGGCCATGTATGACTCCTTCAAGCGTCAACCAGGATGAACTGGACTGTCTCGTCGTCGGCCAGCGCGACGCGCCAATCAAGTGATGATGTGATGTAGGTCAGATCGAGCAGGCTGTAACCCGGCACGGCGGCAAGCAGATCCTGGCCGTCTGCCGTCACGACCCCAAGATCAGTGTGCTGCCAGGTCGCACGGCTGATCGCTGTGACTGGATAGTGCGTGCTGCCGTGGCCTTCGATGAATTCGATCAATTCAGACTCAACACGAGTTACTTCCCCCTGGTTGGCGATCACGGTCGCCGGGTGCCCGGTGTGGGTAAGCAGCACCGGTCGCGCGGTCGCCAGATAAGCCCGAAGCGTGCCCTGGTTGGCGTCGTCAGCATCGGCGACATACTCGATGCGATCGGCGGCACGTCCATTTGCCGAGTCCTCATTGGCCAGCGTGATGCGGTTGTAGCCGCGTGCCGGCGCAATCTGGGCGCGGCTGGCCAGGACGTCGGCATCGAACAGGTTGTGGGCGATCGGCGCTTTCCCATAGTCGGGGATGCTCACCGGATGCCGTCGGCGGCAGACCACCGTGCCATCGGGATGGCTCTCGACAATCCCGCCGATGGCGGCAACGATGCTGCGAGCGGCAGACAGCGGCGTCACGCCTTCCATCAGCAACCGGCCTGCCGGGATGGTCCAATCCAGCAATTGCCAGTCCACGTTGCCGATCAGATCTTCCACCGCCGTTCGCGCTGCCACCGCATCTGGCTGGAAGTAACGCAGGGTTGCTGCGAAGGGGGCGTCCAGCAACGCCAGCGGCGAGATGGCGGTGAGTTCAAGACGCTGGAGCGTCTGCGACTCACGCGACAAGGTTTTGCCATCCACCACCAACGCGAATGTTTCAGCACCGAGTTGCAAGGTGATGACATCGCTGATGGCGATGGCGGCGAAATCCGCCACGCGCGACACCTCAACGGTTGCAATCCAGAACGGACTGTCCTCATCGCAACTCAAGCGGGCTTGGAGGATCGGGATGGTCAGCCCTTGCCAGCGCATGACCGGCGTGTTGACGACCGACTGAATGGCCTGATCGCGCAGCACCGACCAGGCGATAGCGTGGCGTTTGGCGACGGGATCGTGGACCGACAGCGCATAGCCAACCGCAAAGCAGGTGCGGTTGGCGACCATCAGACCATAGTGCAAACGCAAACTGGAACGCATGCTGACCTTGTCCGCGTAGTCCATCCGAAGACCAGCGCGAGCAAGCGCAGAGTCCGAATAAGGCGAATGCAGATGGGTTCGCACGACCCTCTTGTCCTCGTAGATCGACCGCAGCATGGAACGAATAAATGGACGGTCACCATAGTCGGTCTGCAGCCCGCGCGCATGCCGACGCAGGTCAGCGTAGGGCAGCCGCTGAACGCTTGTAAGACGCAACCCCCAGACAAGGTGATGGGCTGCAGCCAAACAGATCGACCAGTGTGTCTGGTGCCGCCTGGCATTTAAATCGGTCAGGTTCCAGGCGCAGACATGGCGCACGGCGAGTGCATTCGAAGGCGCGGTGACCGACGTGCCATGCACGAGGCCGACCTGGCGAACAAACGCCATCCGCAATGCGAGCATGCTCAGAAGCTCTCGAAATCAGCCGGTGAGCGGAGTGCCAGGAAAGCGAAGTCGGCATGTCCGAACACCCGCCAGCCCGGTGCGGCTTCCTCTGCCCAGGCGTAGCCATCGGTGGCCATCATGACCGCGTCCAGTTCCCCCATGCACGCGGCGGTATAGGTGCTTTTATCCTCGATGCTGAATCCGGATGCCGGAAACAGCGGTGCAATCATGCGTGGCAGCGGCGAACCGTCATGTCGATCGGCGCGGCGCAGGCCCAACGGTGAATACAACGACAAATAGGCATCCCCGATGCGCACGCCATTGTCTTGCCGGACGGCATACGGCACCTGGAAATGCAGCCCATCGGACGCATTGATCAGCCCGAAGCGGGCGACCAGTCCCTCGATCTGATCGGCGGAATAGCGACGGCTGGTCGCGCCGACGATCAACGTGACCAGAGTATGGGTCGTCGTCGTTCTGGCCGCGATCCACCACCAACCCGCGCGGAAACTGGCCGCAGCATAGAGTTCTACCCCCTCCGTTTGCGGGCTGACGAATTCAGTGTGATTGGTTTGTTCATCGACAATGTAATCCGGCGTGCCGATATAGGCGTAGGGTTGGTAGTCGGTCCCGGAAATGCGCCAGAACGGCGTGTCGTCGACCTGTGCGCCGCTCACCGCGCCTGCCGGCCCCCAGCGGTATTCGTCGGCATCATCCCATTGCCACATCACGCCAGCATCGGAGAGGCGCAGCTTGAATACGTCGATGAACGCGGCAATCGCGTCCGCATCGAAGGTCCCGTCCGCATAGGTTTTGCTTAGACCAAACATCAGGCGCTCTCCCCCTGTATGGCCAGCGACGCGAAGTCGTTGGCCAGACTGGCGGTGCCGGGCGGAATCTGACGGCAATACCAGATTGGAATCGCCGCTGGGTGGGTCTCGAAGGTCACCGTGTCGCCGGCCTGAAACGTCCCGTTCCAAGCCAGGGATTTGAGCGTGAAGTAAGGCGTTCCGCTGGCGGGGTTCAAGGGCGCGAAATCAGCACTGGTGACGCCGACAGCCGCCAACAAGCCAAGCGTGTTGCCGGTCAGCGTAAAGCTCGTCGTGGAACTGAAGTTAAGCGTCCATGCCTGCTCGATCGCACCCTTGTTGTGGGCGACGAGGTTGTTTTGCGGGGCAGTATCAAGACTGCCGCCTGCACTGTTGACCAAGACTCCGGCGACTTCCGCCACCAGGCTGGGTGTCTCGTAGACGCTGGAAACCAAGGTGTTCAGCGTGGCAAAGCCGTTCGTGAGCGCCGGAGAGAAGTCAATGGTGGCGAAGTCCGGGCCATAGACGATGCCGATCACGCTCACCCATTCCTCGTTGCCAGCCCCGCCGGTGCTCGGTCGATCCGAAATGCGGAGCACATCACCGACGCGGAACGGCTGCAGGCTGGCATATTCGGCGTTGTGTTCGCAGACCACCTGGATCTGGGTGGTGGCGCCCACGACTGGCGCGTACAGCGTGCCGATACCATAGGGGCGGCCACCGATCTGATCTTCGGTGTCGGTGGCGCTGCCAGGTTGGAACACCACGAAATCACCCGCCGGGGTGAGCGCATCGAGGAATATGCGCGCATTGATCAGCGCGCTGTCGGTGGCCGAGTTGAGGTGGATGAAGGCCTTGCGCCAGTGAACCGCGCCACCGCTGCGCTCGGCTTGCGATACATCCGGAAACAGGTTGTTCTTGACGCCCGACACCAGCGTCGAATGGGCCATGCGACCGCCGTTCTGCGCCGGCACGCTGCCCGATTGCAGCAAGGCGGGCCGCCAGACGATTTCTGAATCAAGTAGGGGCATGTTGTCTCCTTAAATGGTCATGAGCTTGAGGGTGGCGAGGTAGTAGTCGCCGGGCTGTGGGGTCGCCCGGTTGACCAGCGGCTTCGCCTCGAAGGCGGGCGGGTCCTGGTGGCGGAACATCACCTGATGGGTCTGGCCACGCAGCAGCAAGGGGAAGATGCCGCCCGGCATGGCAGCCAGTGCGGCGAGTCCTTCGACCAGTTCGCGCGTGAGCCAGCCGGCGTCGGGTTCAGACGCCAGGGTGATCGGCACCCCTGCGCTGTACTGGCCGTAGAACACCACCAGTGAGCCATCCAGGGTGCGCTGGGTGGTCTGCGGCACCGACTGAACGTCGAATTCATCCAGCCAGATCAACCCATCCGGAAGCAACAGGGTCTCAAGTTGGATCATGGCGACAGGGTCTGGTAGCGGCGCACTGGACCTGGCACAGGCAGATGGTCGAAACCCGTGCCATTCGCACGCCGCCGCCGATTGGCGCTATCGTAGTTAAGCTCGAGTTCGACATTCACGCTAGGCGGCGAAGCGGTCGCCAGCCGCAGCGTGAAGACCCTCGGTACATCGATATCCCCTTCGACGCACATGTACTGCTTCGATTGCACTGTACCGTTCGGCCAGGTCACGCGGATCACCCCCCAGATGCAACCGAAGGCATCACAGGGCGCGGCATGGTCAACCACGCGCAAGGTCAGGTAATGATTCCACATCACTTGGCCGAAATAGGTTTCTACCACGCTCCAGCTTTCAATCACGGCTCTGGCCTGACTGTCGCGATCAGGTAAAAAGGCATCGCAGCCGTCCCACGAGATCGCAACCCGTGCCATCAGATGCGGCCACGAGCCCGACAAAGGAAAGCCAATGTCGATATCCATCGGCACCAGACGAATATCCAGGTCTCGATCCCAGTGGTAGATGCCGCTCAGTCTTGTCAGTAACAGCTTGATCGTTTCAGGCGTGGCACCCGCAACGACCCGCACCCCGATCACGTTATCCTGGGGAAATTTGATGTAGTCCTGAATGCTGTCCGGGGCGATCTGCACCTTGCCAGCGATGCAAGCCGGCAGCGTCACAACGGCTTCCACTTCTTCCCCCAGCGCAGCGGGTCCGACATTGACTTGTTGCGCGATGACCAGGGGCGTTCCAGGGCTGTTGATGACTCGATGGCGGGCAAGAATAGGCCGCGAGTCGATCGTGCCGGTGTGGTTGATGCTGAGTGTGATCGTATCCAACAACCTGCCATCACCCGCCAACACCCGGATCAGCGTCGTAGCGCTAGGCAGCGCCCTGAAGACAAAGTCCTCGATGCAATTACGTGGCACTAACTCGAGCAGGTCGTGCGCGGGCATCGTCGGTAACCACCAAGAACAGTCGACGTAGTAGCAGTAGAAATCGACATAAGCAGCCGTACTGCCGGTTATCGACCAGGTATCCAGCACCGCGCCGTTCATGGCCAATTCAGACGAGAAATCAAGGCGGATAGCCAGCACTTCAATTTCGGTTTGAAGATCGTCAATGACAACCACCCCGGCCGGAATTGGCAGTAAGCGGTGTCCGGTGATGCGCACCGCACTCTGCACCCCTTCGGAGTCCAGCTGCAGATCCCGCAACGACAATGGATTATCTGGATTCATGATGCTGTTGACCGGCCGCATCGCCTGCTCCAAGGCATCCAGGTCGTAAGTTGCGGTAGCACCCATCCAGAAAGTGGAGAGCGGCAGGCTGACCGGCTGCGCATTCGGGTCGACCGGATAAACAGGGTTGTCCGGATCAAAGTTGGGATCGAATGGATCGCACGGTTTGTACGTCTGGCCTGTCGGGGAGAAACGCACATTCACCTGCGTCGACAACGCCATTCCAGGTTTGCTTTCGCTGACGGACCTTCGTGCATCGAGTTTCGAAGTCAGGCGCAGTTGCAGGCCTGTTTGCTTTTTTGTGTCGGTGATGCCGGCTTGCAGGCAATCCTCATATTCCTTATCAGCCGACGTCAGCGCCGCACGATACGGCTCCTCCCATTTGTCGAGCAGCCAGTTGCGCGCGTAATCGGTCATCAGGCCGCCATGCTGGTTGAGATACCCGGGAATCCACTCGAAGCCAGGCGGCGTGCAGGCCTGCGGATGCGGCTCCCGTCGGACGCAGGTGTTGAAGGCAATGCGCAAGCTGGTGTGTGGGTCGATCGGCATCATGCCCCCCGACTCAATTCACGCAGCGCGCTGGCCAACTGCATGGCGGTGTCGCGCGAGGACTGGACACTGTGCGCCTTGCCGCCGATGTGGAAACGTAGGTCGACCACATCGCGGGTGGGTGCGGAGGACGCACCGCTCCCCATCGTTGCCTGCGCCACAGCATTGGCTACCGCGCCGCCAGCGGCGAAACGCGGAATGTTGGGAAGTGCATGCGGCAGAAAGCCGGCGTTGAGTGCGGCGAAGAAGCCCTCACCGAACTTGCGCACTGAAGCCGCCCGTACCACGAACTCTCCGTGCGACAGCAGCGCCGGCACTGAATCCGACGTCTCCGTTCCCGGCCCGAAGATGCGCCCGGACATTCGTTTAAATCCCTCTGCGATGGCCTGGCCGCCTTCGGCAAACCGCTGGATCAGACCGCCTTGGGCGTTGGTGGCGACCTTTTTGACGTAAATGGTGTGCCAACTGCTGGTGGGGCGCATGAGCTCCGAGATTGACGCGCGATAAACCCCCATATCCGGTTGCGGCGTGTGCTTCGCTGCTGTCGGACTGGATAACACCCCCCGCGCATTCTGGGCGAAGGAAGCCAATTCCGCACGCGGCTGCTCGAAGGACACCAGCGCCGGGATTTCCACCTTCGCCGCCGACAGCGTGCCCTTCAATTGTTCAATGTCGGCCATCACCTGCGTGGTGTCGGTCGCGACCTTGGCGACCAGCGCCAGATTGCCGGTGTCAGCTTTGAGCTTTTCCAGAGCGGCTTCGGCTTCTTTCGTGTCAACCTGGATCTTGGCGATCAACTGCTGGGCGTCAGTCAGCGCTTTCAGCTTCTCGATGCCCGACCGGGCGCCCTCGATATCAACCTCGAGTTTCAGCTTGTCTTGCGACAACAGTTGCTGGCGCAGTTTGCCAAGCTCGTCGGACACCGAGACCAGCGCGCGCTTGGCCTCATCCGCCCCGGCCCCAGCCGCCGTGGCCGCCTGTTTGTGAGCGTCACCCAGCCCCTTCAACGCGGTATCCGCGATACCGGCGGATTCCTTGATCTGGCCGATGGCGGTGGCGGCAGCCTGTCCCTCGGACACGATCGTCTGGGTGACCGTTTTGCCATTCTGCTCGACTTGCTGGGTGACAGCGGACGCTGAACGCTCAGCCAGCGCGATGGCTTCTTCCGCCAGCTTGCGGGCCTGCTCAAAGTTGCCAGTGGTCAGGGCGGCCTTCGCCTGCGCCTGCTTTTCATCGATCTGGCGCTGCCGGTCCTGGTAGGCGGCGTAATCGTCCATGCCCTTACGGCCCAACTCGCGAATGCGATCCTCGACCGACAGCTTCAAATTGAGCCGCGCCTCATCGGCCGCCTTGGCGGCATTCAGATGCCGCTGCTCCTCGGCGATCAGCCGGTCGACGGTAGCGCGATAGGCCGACTCCAGTTGGCCATAGAGGGAAACGCGCGCCTCGACCGCCTGACGTTCAATGGCGGCCACATCCTGGCCAGCGGCCCGCGCCAAGGCGACAGCCTGGGCATAGGTCGCCTGCCAGGCAGCTTCCATCTGTCGCGCCCCGGCTTCGACGGTGGCGAGTTTGGCTTGCTCGGCGGCAAGCAGGTTCTGAGTCGAACTCTGGATCGCCGCTGACTCGGAACGCGCCGCTGTTTGCGCGGCAGCTTCCTGGCGCTTGTAGTTGCGCTCGATCTCGGCCACACGCGCATCCCAGATCGCTTTGATGTCGGCGGCGACCTGCTTGTAACTGGCAGCCAACTGCTTGACCGATTCGGCGGCCTTCTTGGTTTCCGCATCCAGCGCCTGGCGGATGGCTTCGCCGGCTTGGGTTGCCGCGCCCTGTATCGCGCGCAGTGCGTCTGCTGTTGCCGGCAATGACGCCTTCAAGCGTTCGGCCGCCAAGGCAGCCAATGCCATCTGGGTTTTGACGCTCACGGTGCCGGTCGCGGCCAGTTCCTGCAGCGCGGCGTCGAGTTGATCGATCTGTGCACGCTGCCGGCCCAGTTCGTCAAAGGCGCGATTGGTTTCGCGGATGTCCTGTACGGTCTTGATGAGTCCTTTGCCCATCTCCCAGACGGCTACCGCCGCCAGGATAGGCAGGAAACGGGTGAATGCGGCCTTCAACAAGTTGACTGATTCCAGCAGTTTGGCCGCCGCTGCGACGCCCTTGACCGCCAGCACCCCCACCAGGACTTCCCCCAGCGCGCGCATCACCACCAGAATCGCATCGCTGTGACTGGCCAGGCTGACCAGTGCGTCGGCGAAGCGTTGCAAGGCGGGGAGCGCGGCTTCTGCGATGCGTACCCCGATGCCGGAAAGCGCCTGCTTCACCGTATCAAGGGTGTCATTGAACAATTCGGCGGCTTTCGCGGTGTCGCCGCTGATCTCGAGACCCAGTTCCTTGAATCTCTGCTTGAGTGCCTCGATGCCGGCACGCCCCTGGTTCAGGAACGGAATCATCTCGACGCCGGCCTTGCCAAACAACTTCACCGCCAGCGCCGACTTCTCTGCCCCATCCGGCATCGCCGAGAAAGCATCGGCCAGATCGAGCAGCACCGCTTCGGTGGGGCGAATCTGGCCAGCGGCATCCTTCACCGACACGCCCAGACGACTGAATACCTCGACCTGCTGTTTGGATCCTCCAGCCGCTTCAACCATCGACGTGGCCAGCTTCTGCATGCCCTTGGCCAGGCCTTCCAGCGAAATGCCAGATTGCTCGGAGATGGGTTTCAACAGAGACAGCGACTCGACCGAGATACCCGTCTTCTGCGACAGCTTGGATAGATCGTCGGCGGTATCGATTGCCGCCTTGCCGGTGGCGATCAGCCCGGCTACCGACAGCGCTGCGCCCAAGCCCGCCAACACGCCATTGATCTTGCCAGCGACGTTCGACAGTCCTTCCAGGTTGGCTTTCACCGAGGCGAGCGCCGCCTTGGTCTGGTCAACGGCGGTGATCAGGATTTGCGCGCGTTCAGAGGCCATACCAGTTCAAAGACCTTTTGCAGTCAGTTGTTGCAGGATGTTTGTTGCCAACTTGGGTAGCTGCGCGCGCACGATGCCGGGCAGATCGAAGCGACCGCGCAGGGTCACGCTCGGCACCAGCACGGCAATTGGGATTTCCTGCCCGCGCTTGATCGATTTCGCCCCGGTGCGCCCTTTCTCGGCGCGCTTGAAGCGGCGCAGTTCAGAAGCGTTGTCGCGGATGTTCTCGGCCATCAGGATGACCTTGCCGTTGCGCTCGATGAAGAAGGCATTGCCGGCGCGCATCAGTCCGTCGATCACGCGTTTGAAGGCACGGCGGCCGATACGCTGGTGCTCGGGCAACAGCGGGATCAGCAACTTCCCACGTTTGCCGGTCACCGTGCCGCCCTTCATGTGCAGGCCCAGCCAGGAGATTTTGGAGCCCACCAACAGCGCCGGGAAGCGCTCCGGGCTGCCGGCATACACATTGGATCGCATCGACTTCAGGAAGCCGGCTTTTCTGACTTTGAACGCCGACTGCATGCGGCTGCGCGCCGCATCCGCCATCTCGCGACCGACCACTTTCATGGCGGCTTCCACGGCCTTGCGGATGGCCCGGCGCTTCTCCGGCACCCAGCTATCGAGCCGCTTCGGGTCGAGCAGGCCGGATGTGCTCAGCGACAACTTCATGGTTTGAGTTCTCGCAGAAGGGATTTGATTTCGCTGTTGCCGCCGCGCACTGCGGTCACCAGCAGCGCGAATTGGGCAGCGAGTTCCAGGCGCTCACTGCGTTCGATCTCTTCGATGAACACGCGCACCTGGGCCACCGTGTAATTCAGGACTTCGGGGTAGCGGTGGCCGTGCCCGACGAGGCGTTGGAGAAGCGCGCCCCAATCGTCTCCACCCGAGTTGCCACCCGCGCCAGCACCGGGGCCAGGCGCTGGATAAAAAAATCGGCGTTCACTTCGAACACCGCCTCGCTCAACCGAATCGCCTCGTCCAGTTCCCGCGCCGCCACCCACTCGCGCGGCTTACGGATAGCCACCGCCAGGGCGGAGACCAGATCCTCGCCACGCTCACCAAACAGGACGAGCCAGTCCACGTCTCCGCTCAGATGCTGGGCGAAGGGACGGATGGCGCGGATGAAGGTCGGCAACTCGCCCACCTTCAAGGGGGCGATGGCCAACGTCTCGCCGGCAATCTCGACGACCACCGGCTCCGGTACAAAGGTTTCCAAGCTCATGGCGCTCATCCTCATCAACCGATCTGCACGATGCGGCCGAACTGGCCCAACACCGCGTCGTAGGGTTTCGAGGCATCCGCCAGTAGCGAACCCTCCAGTTCGAACTTGTTGTAGTCGTTGGAGATCAGCGCCAACTCCTTCAGCGGGTCGAACGCCACCCGATACAGTTCCACCAGTACCCGGGCATTGCCCGCAGCCGTGTTCACCCCTTCGAGCCGCAGGAAACGTTCGGGCAGCGGCTGGGTGAAGAGGCCGATCTCGGTCACCACGCCGAAGGCATAGCTGGCCTTGAAGGGCGCGGTCAGGCCGGTGATGTCCAAAAACTGGACGGCACCGAAGTCGGTATCCGTCGTGAAATGCGTGCCCAGGGTCAGCGTCGCGGGCGTGGCTGCGCTGTCCTGCACCACCAGGGTGGATACCTTGGGGTGGGCCAGGAAGTAGCGATCGCCAATCATCGGAGTGGCACCGCCGATCGGCTCGTCGGTGACGGTGCCGTTGCTGCCGATGACGGAAGTGCCGTAGAGCGCGAGGGCCAGGTTTTCAGCGGTGAATTCCTGGATGGTGAGGTTCACGCTGGCCGACTTGGACTTCACCATGCGGTGATCGAGCGAGCGCTGGCCGGATTGCGATTCGTAGTGCTCCAGCACCTCAGTCTTGAGGGCAAGTTTCAGTTCCGCCACGTTGCCAGGCGAACGGACTTCGACCGGATTGCCGGCGACGTCACGCTTGCCCAGATAGACGCGGCCCTGGAAGGATGCATAGGTACTCATGAAGCGGTCTCCTCGGATGGATGGGTTGGGGTAATAGGAGGTGGCGTGCGGATGGATGACGTCCGGCGTCGGGCGTGCGGCGGTCTATCCGGATCGCTGACCAGGAACGGACGCGCCACACCCGCATCCACCAGCCAGCGGGCGAGTGCCGTGTCAAGTTCGATGCGGTCACGCGGCTGGTGGTCGCGGCCGGCGTGGGTGTGGGGTTTCAGGAGTTCAACGACGGGCATGGCTCATCCCTGGCTGGCAATGTCGTGGGCCAAGGTGCGGTAGGTGATCTGGTAGCGGGCGGGGATCAGGGCCGCCGTGGCATCGGCGTCCTCCACGTCCCACTCGCAGTCCAGTTCCTTGATGCCCAGGCACAGGCCGCCGAGGTTGGCATTGTTGTTCACGCCATTGAGCAGCGCCGCGTGTGCCGCCACCAGCAGCCGGTCGGCGATGGTCTCCGGCGCTTCACCACCGGTCTCACGCGCCAGTGCCACCACCCGCACGACCAACTGCCGCTCGACGCGGTCGTTCGGACGCTGGGTGATGGCATCGGACTCGGGAAACACCAGCAGCGCCGGGGACTGCTCACGCGGGATGCCGGTCGTGGGCGAACGCAAAAGGAGCGCACCTTCTGCGGCGGCAACGGGCAATAAAAGTCCCATCACCGCTTGCAGGATCTGCTCGCGGATCGAGTTGGGCATGGCCAGTCCTACAGTCGGGTAAGGGAAGCGCGGGCCTCGGTGCCATCGCCCGTCACGGTGATTTCACGCACGCGATAGCTGCGCCCGGATATCCACAGGGTGTCGCCGGAAGCTAGTGCCGACAGTCGGCTCAAGGGATAGCAGATGCTGTAGTTGCGTGAGACGCCCAGACCATCCAACACGTCCTCATCGGGGGCACGGAAGTCGACCATGACCTCCGTACTTCCAAATGCAGCGCGCGTCAGCATCCCAGACCGGGCCGCCGCGTCATACATGGATTCAATGACTATCATGGCGCTCAGTTTTGAAAGTTGTGGGATGGATCAGAGACATGAAGAAAGCGAAGACGGCGGCGGACGCATTGGCATTGGAGGCCATCCCCAACATCGGCCCGGCGGTCGCCGGGTACCTACGCGAGGTCGGCATCCACCAGCCGGTGGACCTTGTGGGGCAAGACCCCTACGTCCTGTTTCAGCAGCTGTGCGGGCAGAACGGGGTTAACTACGATCCGTGCCTGCTCGACACCTTCATCGCCGCCACCCGTTTCATGGCCGGCGACCCGCCGCAGCCCTGGTACCGCTACACCAAGGAACGTCAGAAGAAGCTCAAGACATCGTGAGCTTCACCAGCAAGCCGGGGCGGTGGCACATGGGCAGCGGATTGCTCTGGGTGTGCAGATCGGTGCCCCGGTCAAACTTGCGCGGCTCCTGCTTGGCATAGAGCGGCTGGCCGAGCGTGTTCACCGTCTCGTTGAAATCCGCCGGTGCGAAGTAGGTGGCGAAGGTGTCCACCGTACCCAGGGGGAAGGCGTGGCCCTCGTCCTCACCGATGAAGCTGCGCGTGGTGGTGCCATCCGAGGCCTCGCCGAAGTATTCCTCGAAGGTGATGCCGGCGAAGGTGAATCCCGTGCGCAAGTCGGAACGCAGCGCCAGGCCGGTCTGCCAGTCCTTGTAGGCTTCCTTCACATTGGCATGTCCGGTCAAAGCATCGAAGAAACCGGGCGAGACCAGGCAGTGGATGCCGGTCATGAACTCGCCCTGCAGGTTCTTGGAGACATAGCGCTTGATCCCCAGGCAGACCTTCTTCACATCGAGATCGGCGTTGCTGAACTTGAAGTCCACCACCTTCGGCGTGATCTGGAATTCGTCATAGAGGTCGTAAAGCATTGAGCCGTCCGCATCCAGAATCACGCCCTTCAAGGCGCCCATGCGCAGGTGTTCCAGGGTGATGGCGTGTTTGTTCCGCATGGTCTGCAGGTGCTCGACCATGACGTTGGAGATGGACTGCAACTCGGATTCCATGCCGAAGGCGCGGATGCCCTGTACCTCCTCCGGCAGCACCACGTCCTCGTGCGGGATATGGGGGATGGCGAAGGAGCGCAGCTTGCGTTTGCCGCGCACGCCCACGGTACCGGGCGAGCCCACCGGCAACGTCGGCAACAGGCTCAGGACGCCGTTCTTCTCCTCGATGGCGATCTGGCGGAAACGCACCGGCTTGGCCGGAAACAGGTTCATCTGGTCCATCAGCCCATAGTTGTTGGGCAGGATGTTGATGGCGGTGGACAGCGCCGACATGGAGAACGCCGGGTTGTCGAAGGGATTGTTCATGGGCATGGTCAGACTCCTTTGCGCACCAGGATGCCCAGCGCCTTGAGTTGGGCGCTGGCGGATTTTTTCTCGGCGACGGTGATGCCCGTGGGCCAGACCAGGGCGTGGTCGGCGACGATGGCGTGGCGGGCGACGATGAGTCCGTCATCCCGGTCGGCCAGGTTGGCGTCCACCGCCTGGATCAGGATGCCGGCAGCAGCTTGGGAGCCATCGGTGGCGGAGGGATCGACCACCTTGACCTTCGAGGATGCGGTGATCACGCCAACGACCGCGCCCAGCGCTAGAACCTGGCCGGCGGCGACGGTGACCTGGTCGCGGGAATACAGATTGGGGGCCTCATATTTGAGGAGGTCCCCCAAGTTGAGGCCTTCGGTGAATACGGGTTTGGTCGGCATGGATCAGTCCTTTCCGGCACGGGCACGTGCCTGGGCGATGAGGGGGTTGTCCTTGAGGGCTTCCGGCTTCGCGGCCATGGCTTCAGGGGTCAGGTGGGAGGCAATCTCGGGACCTTCAGCGCGGAGCGCCAGCAACGTGCGGCGCACGTTGGCCACCGGGGTCTGGGCCGCGAGGTAGCTCGCGGTGCGCTCGGGCACGCCAGCCAGTTGGCAGAGTTCGGCCACCTCGACGGCGTCGGCGTAGCCCATCGTCATTTGCTGCACGGCGGCGGGCGCATCGGGGATTTCGGTTTGAGGCTCAGGTTGTGTCATGGGTATTTCCTTCTCGGAGCAAGACGTGGGGAGAACAACAACCTCGGCCCGTGCCGCAGCCAAGCGCTGCACGGTTCGAGGAGTCAGGAAGTCGGCCATCTCGGCCAGGGTGTCGTCGAAAGTGGCCACGGCATCGGCCAGTCCCGCCGTCACAGCGGCGTCGCCGAAATAGAGACCGGCCTCGGTAGCGCGCAGGGCATCCGCGCTGAGGCGTCCATGGCTCGCCACCGTGTCGATGAAGAGGCCGTAGAGCCGGTCCACCTCGGCCTGCAACATGGCGCGGGCCTCGTCGGTGATGGCGGTGTGCGGCGAGAGGTCGTTCTTGTGGGCGCCAGCGACGATCGGCGTGTACTGCAGCCCCGCCTTCGCATCCAGACCGGACTGGTCGATGTGCATCGCTATCACGCCCACCGAGCCGATCCCGGACGTGCGCGTGACCACCAGCCGGGAGGCTGCGCTGGCCAGGGCATAGGCCGCCGAGAAGGCGGACTCGTTGGCGATGGCCCAGACCGGCTTGATCTTGGCCGCCGCTGCAATGCGGTCGGCCAGGTCGAATACGCCGCCGGCCTCGCCACCCGGCGAATCCACATCGAGCAGGATGCCGGCAACGGACGGATCGGCCAGCGCTGCTGCCAGTCCGATTTGAATTGCCTGGTAACTCAGGAGCCCCGATTCCGCCTCCATCCCCAGGGTGCGGCGCACCAGGGAACCGTGGATAGGCAGGATGGCAATGCCCGGCGTGGGCGAGGCGACTGGCCGGGAGGATGGGAGTGCTGCTTGCGGCAACGTGCCGTCGAGCCCGAGCCGGGGTGCCATAACCGAGAGGATCACGTCCAGCTTGGGGCGATGGATCAGCAGCGGTACGCCGAACAGGCGTCCCACCAGATGCGGATAGAGCATGGGGAAACCTTTTCAGATCAGGAGTGCCGGATCGGCCGCCTGGGGATCAGAGGTGGGATCGGCAGGAGTGGGTTCTGCCGGTGTGTTTCTGGATGGCATGACGGCGGTGGGCTGGTCGTGCCTGGGGTCGGACTCGAACACCAGCCCCAGGGCATCCGCCCGCGCGTTGTCCGCCGCGATCTCGCGATCGATGTCCTCGGCGTCGTAGCCGAAGGAGGAAATCGCCTCCGAGCGGGACAGCAGCCCGGCGCGGATGGCGGTGACCATGGCGTTGAATTCCTTCTGCGGATCGACCCACTGCCAGCCCTGGGGAATCCACTTGCAGGCCAGGTATTCACGCCGACGCTTCGCATAGGCGGGCAACTTCAGTGCGCCCGACAGCACCGCCTGCTCCATCCAGGCCGACCAGATCGGCCGGCATAACTGATGCACGATCACGCCGTGCTGGATGGCCTCGCAGCGGCGGCGAAACTCCAGCAGCCCGGCCCGGATCGAGGAGTAATTGACTTGGGTAAGGTCTCCGGTCAGTTGCTCATAGGTGACGCCCATGGCAGCAGCCACCGCGCGGAACTGCATGCGCAAAAATTCACCGTAGGACGCACCGACGTCGGCCGGCTGCGAGAATTTGACGTCCTCGCCCGGCTCCAAGATTTGCAAGGTGCCCGGTTCCAGCCCCGCTAGGGCGACCCCGTTTTGATCGGAATTGCCTTCCCCCATCAGGTTGTCCTCGGGGGAAAGCCTGGTGATGAATCCGGCGAACATGGCGGCGGTCTTCTTGCGCACCAGTTCGGCGTCGTCGTACTGGTCAAGCTCGTTCAGCTTCACCAGGGCGCGGGAGAGCCACGGCTCACCGCGTATCTGGCCAGGCCGCAGCGGACGGAACAGGTGAATGATCTCGGCCGCATCCACCCGCACGGTGTCGTTACCCCCCTGGCTGGACATCGGAGCCAGTGCGCCATCCTCCGGATGGCTGCGGTACAGGTGGTAGGCGACGCGCCGCCCCAGCTTGTCGAACTCGATACCGGCGCGAATCACATTGCCCGAGGGCAGATCGGTGTTCATGGACACCGGCAGGTGCTCGGGTTCCAGCAACTGGATCTGCAGCGGCACCGCCAGTCCATCTTCCTCACGACGGGGGCGCAGCCGCACCAGACATTCGCCGCCTTCGAGCATGGCGCGGCAGGCCATGGCCTGCAGGCCGTAGAAATCGGTCAGGCTGGCGGTGTCAGCCTCCGCACACCAGTCCCGCCACAGTGACTGAATGCGCTCGCGTTGCGCGGGATCCACCAGCATGGACTGAGGCTTGATGCCGGTGCCGATGGCATTGGCCACGAATCCTTCCAGAGCCGCATTCGCCCACGCATTGCGGCGCACCAGATCTCGGCTCTTGGTGCGCAACTCGGATTGCGTGGCTAGCATGGCCGCCACCGCGCCCGGATTGCCCGGCATCCATGCGAGTGCGCGTCGACCACGACCAGCAGCCTCGTGGACGGGCGTACCGCCAAAGAACGAGCGAAATTTCCCAAAGAATGCCATGTCAGGCGGCCAGCCTGGCGGCTTCGCTGCGCGTGCGGCGATCCTGCTTGAGTCGCTTGCCTTCGATGAATCCATCGTCATCGATAGAGAACGTCACGCCAGGATGCCCGCAGCGTTGTACTTTCAGCATCTCGCGCTGATAAGCCGGCGTGCAGTCGGTGCAGTAGCCGCTTTTAGGCATGCCGGTCCGTTTTGTTGCGGCCAGCCAGTTCGCGAATTCGCCTATCGATTTGAAGCAGGCCGGGCGAACCGGCGTGATTGTGGTGTTCATTCAGAATCCTTTTTGGGTAGTGACGCGGATCTGCCGGGGCGCTTGTGGCCACAGGCCGGTGTCGACCGCCTGGCGATGCAGATCGGCCTGCACTTCGCGGATCGCGGCTTTGAGTTCATCGACGGTGCGGTATTCCACGGTCTTGTCGGCGAAGGTGACGCGTTTCTCTCCTTTGGCCAGGGCGGTCTGGAGGACTTCGAGTTGTTCTTGCGTGTAGGCCATCAGCGGTAGACCACGACGTTGATCTCGCTGGAATCAGACAGCGTGCCGGAGGGTGTGGCGCAGACCAGTTCGACGTCGTCGGTCGTCTTGTCATCGCAGTTCACCCGGGCAGCCGCCAATTTGAGGGTCTTGTCGCTGTTGCGGGCAAAGGCCAACCAGCAGTAGTGCGCGTCGGGCATGGGGTCGGCGAAGACCACGCGGTACTTGCCGGTGGCCAAGCGCATCACCTTCTTTACGTTGTGTCCGGCGTGGATCACAACCTCACCCTGCACCCACCCAAAGCACACCCAGGCGCGGGCGAGGCCCGGATGCTCAGGGGTGACTCGGGCTTTCAGTTCCTGGCCGATGCGCGTGGCGAGTGCTGCAATGTGCTGCGCTAGCGTCATCATCACAGGCGCACCGAGGCGGTAAGCAACCGACGCTCGGCGGCCAGGCGTTTGATCAGGGTGCGGTCACCCCGGTACTCGATCTGGTAGTCCTGCGGCAAGGGCACCAGGATGCGTTGCGTGGGCGGGGCGTAAAACTGAACTTCAGCGATGGCCAGGGCACCTTCGTAATCCGGCCTGGCGGTTGCCGTGACGTTGATCTCCCAGCAAGTAAAACTGGCTGATTGGGACAGGCTGAATTCACGTCGCTGACTGTTGCTCCAGGTCACACCAGCACGCGCGTCCACCTGCGTCCAGTTCACCCCGTCGTAGGAACCGCGCAGGGTCCAGTCACGTGGCGCACTGTCGCCATACGCGTTGCGCGCGGTCATGGCGTAGCTCAGGAGGATTTTGGGTGTCGGGAAACAGCAGCGCCACCAGCCACTGGTGAGGTAGGGACCGGCTGTCCAATGCATGGCGAGATTGCCATCGACCGCGCGCCAGGGCCCGTCAATCGTGGGATGGGTCGTCGACGCAGAAATCGTGCATTGGGGCGATATGTTCCCTGTCATCACTGGAATCAGACTGCCACCCGGCTCGATGACCAGTTCTGCCAGGGAGAGCAGGCGTTGATATTCCGAGTCGCTGGCGTGAACAATCTCCAGCGTTTCGCCCGGGCCAATATCCAGGGTTTGCCTGCTGCCAGGCAAAACAGCGGGAACAGGCGGGGTGGCATTGCCCAGCCGCAGTTGGGTGATCCAGTCGCGAACCGTGCCCAGATGGGTGTCGAGTGTGCTCATGAGATACCTCGATCAAGAAATGGGAGCCCGGCCCTGCCCGAAGGTAGGAAACCGGGCGGGCAGGTTTAGATCAGAGCGGCTTCGAAGGCGGCGACGAAGTCGAAGGCGGTGTCGCCCACGTCAGCAGCGGCAATCGCACCGATGTTGCTGCGGGCCTGAGCCTGTTCCGGTGCGGTCAGGGCTTGAGCCGCGTCATAGCGCACGCGCTTATTGACGGCGTCCAGCAAAGCCGTGGAAGCCGATTCACCCGTCTGCAGTGCTTGCTGGATTTCCAGCAAGGTGTCGAACGCGGCATCGGCGCCACCCAGGATGTCAGCCTTCAATGCGTCGAGCAGGCCGACGATCTTGGAAGACGAGTAGGTGGTGCTGGTGGTGATTTGAGCGTCATCGATGCTGGTGGACGCATTGACCGCGTTCTTCAGTTCGTTGATCGCCGACACCAGGCTGGTCTTGTCGGTCGTGGACAGGGATGCCAGCGAGCCGATCTTGGTGGAGACGGCGTTGAATTCCTGGGCGGCGCGCAGGACAAAGCTCTGGATCTGGGTTTGCAAACTCATGGTGCATTTCCTTATTGAAGATTGAAGGTTTTGGGCAAGACGCCCACATCACCCGATCCAGCGGCTCTTGATGACGCGGCGCGCGGGTTTCGGGATTCCAGAAACACCGAGGCCACCGCTAGGGGTGGCCTCGATGGGGAATTCGGTGTCAGTCGTTTGTGGATCCGGGGGCGACAGCCCCATCTGCCGCTCCAGTTCGCGCCAATGGCGTTCCTCAAAGCGGTCCAGCCCTGCGGCAGCAGCGGCTGCTCGGGCGTAGACGTAGCAGTCCAGCGCCTCGTTGCGCTCGCGGGTCTTCTGCCATTCCCGCACCGGAAAGCCGTTGCGGTTGCGGCGGGTGATCAATTGCTCGGCGCAGAGTTGCTGGATGAACTCGGCGTCCACCTTCGGCAGATGCACGAAACCAGCGGGGTAGATGGCCGTGACGCCGTCCTCATCCACCTCGGCGGCTTTGCGCAATGCGTTGTAGAACTCCAGCTTGGCGATGCCCACGGCGACCGAATAGACCTTGATGCCCCGGCGCAGCTTCTTGCCGGCCTGGGTCACGTCCACTGCTTTGGGTGTCCCAATCAGTGCAGCGCCCCGAGGCACGCCTTTCACCGCCATCAGCCGGTGATCCTTTGCCATCCGCACGAAGGCATAAGCCTCCTGCGTGGCGAAACCGGTATCCAGTGCGATGCGGGCCAGCGGCAGTCGCGCGCCGGAGGCGTGGATCCAGGTTTCAGTCAGTATTCCGGCCAACTGACGCCACACCGTGTCCCGCGCGGTGTCGCCCATCAGCACCCGGTGCTCGATCAGCCATGCCTCTTTGCCGCGCCCGAAGGCCCAGATTGAGGCCTCGATGCGATCCTTCTGCACGTCGGCCCCACCCACCAGTAGCAGGCCGCCGGCCGGGATGGAACCGATGCGGTAGTCCTCGCGCCGCTCCAGCAGTCGCTGCCAGTCCGGCGCCTCGCCTTCCTCGATCCAGGTCTCACCCAGTTCCGTGTTCTTGAAGGTCTTGATGGCGCTGGCCGATCCGGATTCCTTGTTCACGGAAGACTCCCAGGCAGCAGCGATGTCGCGCCAGGATCGCCAACCGATCGGGCTGTAGAGGGACGAGAGGTGGAAGCCTGCCGTCTTGCCATTGCTGGTTCCCAGCGCCCGCCACTCGCCGGCCGCCAGCATTGCGGTCTTGTGATGTTCGGCTATGGCCGTGTCGCAGGTCTCGCAGACATAGGCCGCCGTCTCCGGCTGATGCTTGTCCCAGCGCAGTTGCTCGAAGCGCAACCACTGGCGGTGGCCGCAGTGCGGACACGGCACGAAGTAGCGGCGCTGGTCCGATGCCTCGTACTCGCGCTCGATGGCCGACACCCCAGCAATGGTTGGGGTCGAGACAATAAAAATCTTGCGCCGCGCGAAGGTGCGGGTGCGGGCCTCGGCGAGTGAAATTGCATCCCCTTCGCCATCGACGTCCAGGGGATAACCATCCACCTCGTCGAGGAACAAATACCGCACCGGCATCGAGCGCAGGCCGACGGCGCTGTTGGCTCCGGTCATCACCAGCACGCCACCCCGGAATTCCTTCGCCAGGATGGTGTTGCCCGAATCGCGGCTGCGAGCCGGTGAGATCAGTTCCTTGAGGGTGGGTGACTCCTCGATTAGCGGATCGATCCGCTGTTTGGAGTTGCGCTTGGCCATCTCCACCGTGGGCGACACCGCCATCATCGGTCCGGGCGCGTGGTGGATCACATAGCCGATCCAGTTGTTGCCGCACTCAGTCTTGCCCAACTGGCCGCCAGCCATGAACACGATGCGTTCGATGGGAGAGGTCGGCGACAGGCAGTCCATGATCTCCTTCAGATACGGCGTGCGGCTGGTGCGCCAGCGCCCTGGCTCCGAGGAGGACTTGCTGGAAAGAATCCGATGCCGGTCGGCCCATTCCGACAGCGTCAGCATCGGATCCGGAGTGAGCCCCTCGCGCCAGGCGCTTTCGATCTCCAGTCCGCCTTCGTAATCCATCAATCCACCTTCGGGCGCAACTCGCCCAGTTCCATCAGATGCGTGCGCACCGCCGCGTCCAGTGCGATGTGCAGGATGTGAGCATCCATGCCGAGGGTGGCCGCCATCTGCGCAGAGACCCGCGCCGGCCAGTTGAGCCAGGCATCGCGTTCATTGCGCGCCAACTGGAATACATGGGCGATGGCCTGGGAGCGATCAACCAGGTCGCCCTTGAGCCGGGCCAGGCGCACTTTGTTGGTCTGCGCTTTGACCACTTCGTTGACCGTGCGCGCCTGCAGCAGTGAGGTGCCGCCGGTGCCCAGGGAGGGTGCCAATGACTCCGCTGGCGCCTGTGGTTCCTTGACGTTGATGGTATCGGCCCGGCGCTGGGTGCCCTGTGCTGGCGCCTCGGTGTTCTTGTTCCACTCCCGATCGACCTTGTCTGGATCCAGTGTGCCATCCGCTTCGGGCGTGATGCGGCCAGCGCGAATTGCCTTGTGTACGGCGGTGTCGGACACCCCCCGATGGCGGGCGTAAGCGCGAATCGAGAGACCCATGAAATCCAGTGAATAAATGATGGTTTTGTTCGAGATAAAGCTTGGCTTGTATCTGGCACAGCGCGTTCATGACTACACCATCCACCACGTCCACGGAGACGACCATGACCACGCAAACCCCCGAAAAACGCCAGGAACTCGTCGACGAACTGCGCGAGATTCAGATGCAGATGCTCGAGTGCCTGGAGCAAGCCAAGACCCTGATCAAGCAAAGCGGCCAGGAGATGACGCTGCAACGGGCCGAGTCCTACTGGCTTGCCCACGCCAAGATCGCCCTGACCAACGACCACAGCTACCTGGGCGGCTCAATGTGCTCGATGGAAGACACCATCGCGGAAATCGAAGAGGCCACTGAGGACGACGACGAGGACTGATCGAGATCGGGAAGCCCGGCGAAATGCTTGGCTTCCCGCTCGAACAGCGCGTTCATCCCATCACCATCAACGACGTCAGAAGGACCCCGACCATGAGCCAGATCGACACCATCTTCACCCTGATCGCCCAGAAGCACCTGCGCATCGACACCCTGGAAACCCGCCATTCGGACCGCCTCGATTTCCACGACGTGGCGGTCTGGAGTGTCCGCGACGCACTGGAAGCCGCGTTCAAAGCGGGGGTCGAAGTCGGCATGAACGTGTCGCGCCCCTCCGAGCAGGACATCGCCAGCGCCGACTGAATTTAGATCGAAGACCAAGCGCGAAACGCTTGGCTTCCTGCTTGAACAGCGCGTTCATGACATCACCATCAACCACCCCGAAGGAGCAGCAAATGACCACCCTCCAACTCACCGCCACCCAACACGCCGTCCTGGCCTATGCCATCCATCACACTGACGGCAAGATCGATTGGTTCCCGGAGAACATCAACGGCGGCGTGCGCAAGAAAGTCATCGCCGGATTGTTCAACCGCGCTCTGATCACCCCCAACGGCACCGACTGGTTCGTCGCCGCCGAGGCTTACGACGCCCTGGGCTGCACGCGCCCCGCGCCCATCACGCCGGAAGCGGGCGAGGCCGACGCCGACGCCAACAACGCCGAGGCAGCGCAATACGGTGCAAGCCATGTCCTGCTTGACGAGGTTGGTGGCGAAGACCCGACCGACGCTGAAATTGACGCCAGCCACGACGACGATCCCGAGATCGAGGCTGCAGTGGCCGCCGCCGAAGCGACTTGGCAGGACACGACCAAGGCCGCCAAGCCCCGCACCCGCGAGAACAGCAAGCAGGCCACCGTGATCCAGATGCTCCAACGCCCCGAGGGGGCGACGATCGCCCAGATCTGCAGCGCTACGGGTTGGCTGCCCCACACCGTGCGCGGCACCTTCGCCGGCGCGTTTAAAAAGAAACTGGGCCTTGTCCTGACATCGGAGAAGGCCCAGGGAGGCGACCGGATTTACCACGTCGCCTGATTCAGTTGGGGCGGCTTGTCCGCCCCATCCACTATTTCTTCTTGGCGGGTTTTGCCGCTTTGGTGGTCTTGGTGGCATTGGGCTTCTTCACCGGATTTACCAAGGCTTTCAATGTGGCGCCTGCTGTGAATTTCGGCACCGTTGCGGCAGCAATCTTGAGCTTCTCTCCCGTTTGGGGATTCTTGCCCTCACGCGCGGCACGCTGGCTGGTCTTGAAAGTGCCAAAGCCGATCAAGGTGACTGACTCCCCCTTGGCCATCGTTTCAGACACGGTATCCAGAACAGCAGCCAGTGCGCGACCTGCATCAGCTTTGGTGAGTTCGGACTTGGCAGCGATGGCGGCAATCAGCTCGGTTTTATTCATTTTGCTTCTCCGGGTTTTGGAGGTCGCATTGTCACCAAGGAATTCCTGGGCTTGCAAGCGATGAACCTGCAATCTTCTGCTTGGAATAGCTTGGCTTCATTCCATGTCAGCGCGTTCATGGGGGCGTCAACCACGTCCCCCGGAGCCACCACATGGACTTCCATCTCTACAAAGCCATCCGCGCCGACGGCACGGTGTACTTCTTCCACCACCGCAGCATGGAGGAGGCCAAGGTCTTCGCCAGTGACGCGGTGAAGGTGATCGATTGCCACAGCCAGGAGGATGCGCAATGAACACCATCGCCATTGAAACCTTGGGACAAAAACTCGGCACAGCAGCACTGACTGCACTGGTTCGTCTCTGCCCCGAGATCAGGACCGCCAGCCCGGCGCGACAGGAGGCCGCGTGTGCGGCGATGCGCGCCAAGTCCAAGGATGCCATCGACGAGTTGCTGTCGGACGCCAAGGCTGCGCCCTGGCTGGCCGAGGTGGCGTTTGCCAGCGCGGTACTGACCATCGCCAACGAAGGCATCAGGGTGCTGCGGGTTGACTGATCAAACTCACGGAAATGCAGGTGAATACGCTTGGCTTCTCAATCACACAGCGCGTTCATACGGGTGTCGCAACCAACCACCTGCAGGAGAAAACGATGGCCACCACCAACAACACCCCCGCCACCCAGAACGACGCCTGGGGCTTTTTTGGCACCATGAACGAACACGCCGACGCCGCCTGGCCGATCGCGATGCGCGCGGTTGCCGAGGCCACCGGCCAGTCGCTGGAAACGGTTCGAATCTTTATGGACAGCCGGTACGGACGCCATTTTGCGGACAGCGTCCTTGAACAGATGTTTCTCGGCGCAGATCTGGATGCCGCGATCGCAGCCGCCACGCAGAAGTGGATGTGCTGGACTATTGGCCGCATCACCAGCAAAGAATACGGGATCCCGCGCGGGATGCCCTACCTGACCGGGTTTGTGATTCATACCGAGATCACTGACGAAGCGCTTGCCGCCTGATCGAACGCAGCATCGAAGGCCACCCCATCCGACTGGCGGGTGGCCCGGCCGCCAGCGAACTCCTGCCAGCGGCGCACGATCACATCCACGTACTTCGGATCGAGCTCAATCAAGCGCGCCTGGCGGCCTGACTTCTCAGACGCAATCAGCGTGGTGCCCGATCCGCCGAAGGCATCCAGCACGACGTCCCCTGGGCGGCTTGAGTTGCGGATCGCCCGCTCCACCAGTTCTACCGGTTTCATGGTCGGGTGCAGATCATTCTTGTGCGGCTTCTTGATGTTCCAGACGTCACCCTGGTCACGGTCGCCGCACCAGTGGCGCTTCGAACCCTCCGGCCAGCCATACAGGATCGGTTCGAACTGGCGCTGGTAATCGGCGTGGCCTAGGGTGAACGTGTTCTTGGCCCAGATGATGAAAGTGGACCACTTGCCACCGGCGGCGCGGAACGCGGATTGCAGCGTGTCGAGTTCAGAGGAGGACATGGCGATGTAGACCGCGCCATGGCAGTGCGCCAATGTTGGCGTCAGCGCCGCCAGCAGGAAATCGTAGAAGCCATCACCTAGGTTGTCGTTCAGGATCGCCCGATCCTTGCCACGCTGCCTGTCCTTGGCCGTGTTGGCGTAGTTGACGTTGTAGGGCGGGTCGGTAAAGGCCATGTCAGCCCGCTCGTCGACCAGCAGTGCCTCATAGCAATTGGCATCGGTGGCGTCACCGCAGAGCACACGGTGGTCGCCACAGATCCAGATGTCGCCAGGCCGGGACACCGGAATCTCCGGCACATCGGGCGCGGCATCCTCATCGGTTTGCCCATCTGTCGTGGTCTCCTCGCCGGCCAACAGATCGGCCAGTGCATCGGCGTCGAAACCGGTGAGCGACAGGTCGAAGTTGTCGTCCTGGAGGGCCGCCAGTTCCACCTGGAGCATGGCCTCATCCCAGCCGGCGTTCTCAGCAATGCGGTTGTCCGCGATGACCAGGGCGCGGCGCTGGGTGGGTGTGAGATGGTCAAGCACCACGACCGGCACGGTCGAGATGCCGAGCTTCTGGGCGGCGGCGAGGCGCCCATGCCCGGCCACGATCACGCCGTCGCCTCCGGCGAGGATGGGATTGGTGAAACCGAACTCGGCAATCGATGCGGCGATCTGCGCGACCTGGGCGTCGGTGTGGGTGCGGGCATTCCGCGCATACGGCAGCAGCTTGCCGGTCGGCCACTGCTCGATCTTGTTGGCGAGCCAGGAGATGCTCATTGCGCCAACTCCATTGTGCCAAGCCGTTCGGCGGCAACGGCGTCAAACGTCTGACCACTGGCAATCAGTGTCACCGGCACGCCGGGATAGTTCTGTTGGAAACGCTTGATGGCCACGTCCACATATTCCGGTGCGATTTCCACCGCCCTTACTTTTCGGTCGGCCCGTTGCCCAGCAAGAATCGAAGTACCGGAGCCACCGAAGGGCTCGAACACGATCCCGCCCACGTCGGTGAAGGACTTCATGATGAGGGCCGGCAGGTCTACCGGGAACACGGCCGGGTGATCGATGTCCTGACCGATCTTGCCCTTGTGCCGCATGACCCGGATCACCGAGTCGGGGATGCGGTAATCCTGGGTAGGCTGACCAGCAGCGGTCCAGCCGCCGACTTCGCCATCCTTGCCGCGCATGGCCGTTGAGGAGCCGTCGGCGCGCAGGTGCGTTTCCTGCCCCGCGAATTTGCAGGGCACGATCTTGTTGGGTTTGCGGCAGGGTTTGCCCGTATCGCGGTTGAAGTGGAATACGAACTCGAAGCTCGGGGCTAACCGGCCAGACCAATCTCCAGGCATCCCTGGCCCTTGGTCCCAGACGTACCATGCAAAGCGCCGCCAGCCTTGGCTGCGCATCCAGTCGAGCCAACCGTTCCAGTAGGGAACGACTTCGTTGTCGCGGTGGATCAACCCGAGGTTGACCAGAACCTGGCCATCAGGAGCCATGGGCAGTCGGGCGAAGACGCCGCACATCAGGTCATCCCAATCAACGATGGCGTTGGTGTAGTCACGTTGATTGCCATAGGGCGGCGAGGTGAAGCACAGATCGGCGGACTCGCCGGCCATCAGCTCAGCAACCACATTGGCGTCGGCGGCATCACCACAGATCATGCGGTGCGCACCCAGCTGCCAGACATCGCCCTGGCGGGAGACAGGATTGGCCGGTGCGTCGGGTACTTCGTCAGCCGCATCCGGCTCGTCACCTGTCGGCTCGCCGTCGGGTTCGTCTTCAACCCCGACAGCATCGGCCAGCAGCCGTTCGATCTCGCCATCATCGAAGCCGGTAAGTAGGAGGTCATAGCCGGCCTCCTGCAACTCGGCCAGTTCCAGCGCCAGCAGTTCCTCGTCCCAGCCTGCCTGCAACGCGAGCTGGTTGTCGCCGATCACGTAGGCCCGCTTCTGGGTCGGCGAGAGATGGCCCAACTCGATCACCGGCACTTCGGCCAGCCCCAACTTGCGGGCGGCTGCGAGACGTCCGTGGCCTGCGATGAGACCGTTGTTGCCATCCACCAGGAGCGGATTAGTCCAGCCGTATTCCACGATGCTGGCCGCGATCTTGGCTACCTGCGCCTCGGAGTGGGTCCGGGGATTACGGGCAAAGGGGATGAGCGTCTCAACCTTGCGGTATTCGACGGCGAGCGTGTTCAGATCAAGGATCTCCGAATGGGTGCGCTGTTGCGCTGGAAACGACAAAGCCCGCCGACGATCAAACCATGGGCGGGCTCGGGAAATGGGTGCGGGGTGCAAACCTGCAAACCCCGCAAACCCTGCAAACCTCGGTTTGCAGTCGGACACTATCGAAAGGCCGCGCTCTCGCCTCCCGCATGGCAGAGGCGACAGGAAGGACCCGTTGAATATCTGCCGACCATCTGACACTCAAAAAATGACCACCCGAAGGTGGTCAGAAAAACCTTCCGTTGCGGAAGGTCAGGGAGCTTGCGCGTCTGGTCGACGATAGCGAAATCCTACGTGAAAACTGCCTGAGATGTTGCACGCTGGAAAATCGCTCATGCAAGCCCATTGCCGCTCTATTGCTCGCATTCGCGCCAATTCACGTCAAATTGCTATGGCGTGACCGCTGATGTTGTTGACCCGATCATCAACCAGAAACCCGAAAATGACAAAGCCGCCCGGAGGCGGCCTGTCGCCCTAAGAGCATGCCGGCGATACCGGACGGTCAGAGGGGGAGTTGTGAGCAAATCGTAAGCCTGAGGCTGCCGTCTTGGCTACCCCAGTGTCGCCACCATCTCGATTTTCGGTGCGATGGATCGCACGGCCTTCTGAATGCCGTGGCCAGGGTTCGCCTGCCGCTCCGATACGATCAGTCCCATCTTCTCCAGCAACCCGACATCCTTGGTGATGGCCGAACGATTTCGGTGCAAGCGATGAGATAGCTCGTTGATGGTCCTGGCCTCATGCATGACCTCAAGCATCAGTCGGCGACGCTCCTCCGACAGGACGGTAAACATCCGCTGCGGATCTTCGAACGAGAGCGTGACCTTGCCTTCGAAGGCTTCGCCCCGATCAGCTCTGCGTGCGGCATCCTTGGCGCGCGCAAAGAAGCCTGCCACATCATCCGTGCGAACAACGACCTTGGTCATGGTTTCTTTCCTCGTGTTTTGTCCACAATCTCCAGCCACTCTTGCTGAAATCTTTCCTGCGTTGCTTCGTAACTCACGAACTCAACAGCTTCGATCACACCCAAGTAATGCCGGTGGTGATAACCATGGGCATTGTCAAAACCCAGAACCCGACCGTTGTCGCCCTGGTGGATCGCGTGGTTGATGTAGGCCAGGTTGTACCGGGTCACCACCGTCCGCCCCTTTTCGACATACCCCCAAACCTCATAGTTCAGAAGCCCGCCACCTGACTTCGGCTTGAGTTCGAATCGTTCCTGTTCGAGCAAGACTTCCTTGGGTGCCTTAGCCATAACGCATCCCTAACTCAGATGTGCATCACGGTAGCACACCTGAACAGGTGTGTCAGCACGATCATTGAGTCGTGCAGCTACCACGCCCAACGCTCGCTGCCAGCGTCGCCATGCCGTCGTGCGATCGCAGCCGATGCGCCGGCAGATGTCCTTCCACTCGCGCTGCTTGGCGCGCATCCAGATCAGGTGGCGTTGCTCTTCCTCCAGCCATTGCACCCAGCGCATGGCTTCCATCATCCGGTCGATCGCCTCGGGTGTGGGTGGCAGAGGCCGGTATTCGTAATCCTCACCAGCGAAGGTTTCCCACTCCTTGCGCGCGAAGGCGGGCCACACGTTGAAGTAGCCCTGCACCCTGACGGGTGGCAGTCGCCGCCCCGTCTCGGCTGCCTCGAGGAAACGCGCAGCCACGTCGTCCATCGTCCACTCAGTCATGACGCGGCCCTCCGTAGAGCCGCTCGCCAATGCGGCGAACGAACTCCTTCTCGACGAAATCCAGCCGCTCGTCCTGCTCCGACACCACGAGGATGTGCTGATCGCGCCAGCCGATTTGCTTGACCGCTTCGAGATCGGTGGTCTGCGGTTGCAGGCGACCGAGCGGGCAGCGATAGGTGTTTGCAGGAATCTTCATCTCACACCTCCTGCGTCTCGATAGCCCAGTGCAGCAGGGCCAGCGCATCGGCTTCGTTGTCGTCGACTGGGGTGAAGCCGCGCTTAACAACGGCTGTGATCATTTCGGCCTTGCCGGCGTTGCCTTTGCCGGTCGCGTGCTTCTTGATCGTGCCCACCGGCACGCCCTGGTACGGAATCTGGTGGTGCTCGCACCAGGACGTCAGGGTGGCCATAAAGCCGCCGTAGGCGTGGGCGGCATCGACGCCGATGTGGCGACGCACTTCCTCGAAGTAGATGGCATCGATTTCGCCACTCTGCTTGATCTCCGTGAGCCACTTGCGGAATCGCAGGTAGCGCATGCCGCCGCCTTCGAAGCGTTGCGGCTTGAAGGTTTCGCTGTCGCTGATGATCTGGCCATCTATCAGGCGGATGGCCCAGCCGGTCTGTGTGCCCAGGTCCAGGGCGAGGATGCATGTCGTCATGGTCAAAACTCCTTTTTGACCGAACCTGACTGTTCCACGGATTAACTCCCACACGCGCGTACGTGTAAGGCGTTAATCCTGGCGTCGGTACAGTTCGGTCAAATCATTTGGATTCAGTGAGTTGCGTTGGCTTGAAAAGTATCCGGAGGGGTCAGTCGTCGCGGTAGGGCAAACGCTCACCGTAGTCAGTTGGCTTGAGCGACAGGCCGAGGAGCGCCTTCGCGCCTGTCGACGTTCGCCCTCGCTCGAAGCCCCGCCGCACCAACTGCTGCACCAACCAGCGGCTGGTGCCGATGTACTCGCCACGCTTGTCCGCCCGGCTCTTCCAGCGCTCGAAGATGTCCACGACGGAGACCCTGACCTGGGAATGCTGCTGGCACTCCTCATCGAGAAATTCGCCGATGGTGTCTTCCTCGTCGAAGTACTCATCAGTGGCGTCCACCACGCACTTGGGCGGCTTCAAACCATCACGTTGCCAGGCCAGGCACCCTTGCAATGCCCAGGCAAGAATCCCGTCACGCTCCTGCAGCAGCTTGGCTGACAGCGATTTGTCGCGCTTCTCCGGCGGCACGGTCAGAGTGAACGGGATGAGATGCAGACGCCGACGCATCGCCTCATCGATATTGCGCAACGCAGGTTTGTGATTGCCGGCGATGACCAACTTGAACTGCGGCAGGTAAGTGAAAAAGTCCTGGCGCATGAAACGCGCCGAGACCCGGTCGCCGCCGGTGATCTCCTTGATCTTCGACTCGTTCCAGCGCCGCCCCTGCTCGGTTTCGGTCGCACCGACAAAACGGGCACCCCGAAGTCCGGCCAGGTCGGTTGGATGACGGTCGCCGCGTGATTCCATGAAGGTGTCCATGGGTGCGTTAGCCGCGTAGTCGCCGAGCAAAGTGAACAGCGTGTTCACGAACACCGACTTGCCGTTGGCCCCGGTGCCATACAGGAAAAACAGCGCGTGCTCCTGGGTGGACCCGGTCAGGCAATAACCCGCGAAGCGCTGCAGGTATTCGGCAAATGCCTTGTCGCCCTGGGTGACCTGATCGATGAAGTCGAGCCAGTGTGGGCAAGTGCCGCGCGGCGTGGCCGACGCGATCCTGGTCATCCGGTCGCCACGGTCATGCGGACGCATGCGCCCGGTGCGCAGATCCACCACGCCGCCGGGTGTGTTGAGCAGCCAGAGGTCGGCATCCCACTCGTCGGTGGTGGCGGCGTGTTTGCGGTCCGATTTGGCCAGGCGTTCCACGCCGCCGACGGTGCTGGCTCCGGCGAGCTTGGCCGCGACCTTGGGATTGTCCGCTTGGACCGAGGCATGTCGACACACCTGACGGATCAGATGGGTGGCCGCTAGCGTTTCCTCGGCTCGCCAGCGTTGACCATCCCACATCAACCACTTGCCCCAGGCGGCGATGTAGCGCCAGTCGCGTTGGTAGCGGCGGGTGAAGTTGAGCGCCAGGGCGTCCTCGGTACCCCACACAGTCTGCTCGTCGGCTGGATGGGGATCTGAACCCGTGGGTTCCAGTTCTTCCATGTCATGGACGGTCAGGCTGGGTCCGGTGGACAGGTACGTAGATACCTCGAAGCCTTCAGCGAGTGCGTCTGCCGCATCCCAGCCTTCGGGTTTGTCGTCTGGCGGAAACAGGATGTGACAGGTCGTCGCACCCGCTGCCAGGATGGCTTGTGAGGCCGCTTCGGCGTAACCCCAGCCCGGCTTGTCGCGATCGGGCCAGATCAGCACCGCTTTGCCGGCCAGCGGCGACCAGTCGGTTTTCTCGACAGGGGCGTTCGCGCCGTGCATCGCCGTGGTCGCGCAAATCCCCGCATCGATCAGGGCCTGCGCACACTTCTCGCCTTCGACTAGCACCACGGCATCGGCTTCCAGCATCGCCGGCTGGTTGTAGAGGGGCCGTGGCTCGGGCGGTGTCATCTTCTTTCGCTTGGCGTCCCAGGGGCGAAACTCCTTCTTGCCTCCGGGCGGGTCGTATCGATAGACCACCGCGATCAGCTTGCCGTCGACATCAAAGTAATCCCACTTGGCCGTGGCCTTGCCTAGTTCGTCGATTGGGGCCTGCCGCTTGCCTTTCCGGGGCGTTGCCGGTGGCGCGCGCCCAAGCAGATCCGTGCTGTGCGCCAGCACCCTTGGGAAATCGTGATGCGTATCGGCGCCGAAGTGACCGCCGATCAGCATAAATACGTCACCGCCGGAATCGTCGGCGCGATCAGTCCAGAGTCCGGCCTTCTCGCCATTGAGGACAATTTCGAGACTGTCACCAGGGCTGCCCAGGATGTCGCCGATGTAATACTTGCCATGACGCTTCTTGCCGGCAGGGAACAGCGTGAACAGCACGGACTCCAGATTCGCGATGAGTGCCGCTCGAATCTCCTCACGTTCTGCATCCAGGTTGCGCTCGACCGGCGCGGGGATATCGTTGAAATCGATCATTTGCCCCCCTCGGCGTCATGCTGCCTGTGGTGCTGCGCCGACCACGCATCCAGTTCGGATAGGCGGAAGCGAATGGTTCGCCCGATCCGGTAGAACGGGATTTTCTTGGCCTCACGGCTTTTGGGTTTGGTGAAGTAGTAGAGCGGCAAATTCAGGGCGCGCGAGGCGTGCCGGGCGTCGACCATCGGCTCCACCACCGGCGGTTGGGGAAGATGATGTTTCATGGGTGTGTCCTCCAGCAGCGTTCTGACCACGCGCACATCCGGCATTCGAAGTGGGTCTGCTCGGCATACGAGCGCGGCAGCAGTTCGCCGGCTTCGGTGGCGCTGATCACCTTCACCGCCCGGTCCGACATGCGCTGGGCCAGGGATGCATCAAAGGGCACGGACTCGGCGTAAATCTCCATCGTGTCGGCGTTGATCGCGGTGAACAGCGCCGGGTGCTCATGCAGATCGAGATAGGCCTGGTAGAGCGCGACCTGGGCGGAATAAACGGGTTTGCCGACAGCCAGCTTGTGCTTCTCCAGTTCGCGCCAGGACTTGCCGCCCAGACACTTCATCTCCCAGAGACAGGGATAGGCGTAGCCCTCGGGGCCGCCGACGATGACGCCGTCGACGTGCCCCTGCAGCCGACCATCGAGCACGCTGAAACCGAACTGCTGGCCATCCCTGCCGTGGGTGCGCAACTCGAAGCCGGCGAGTCGCAACCACTCCACCATCAGTGACTCGGTGGTGTGGCCACGCTCGAAGATGCGCAGGATGCGGCCGGAGAACTCCTTGCCTGGATCCACCGGTGCGGCGGCGTACTCGAACTGCAGTGCGCGTTCACAAGCCACCCCGAGGCGAGAGGCCCCGAGGTAGGTGCGGCGATCCTGCTGCCGCGCCTTTGCCTGCATGCCGGCGTCGACCAAGGTGGTGATCTGCCCGGAGAGGGAGGAAGTGGAATTGAAATCCAGCATCACTTCGTCTCCCACGGCAGGTCATCCGCCAGGTCCGCGAACGGACCACTCGCGTTGACGCGGGCCTGTGCTTTGCCCATCACCTCCAGGTAGGTGGTGACGATGGCGTTGACCACCGCCAGGGCCTCGGCCTCGCTGTAGTGGCCCAGGGGTTTGTCGAAGCCGATCTCGCCGGCCGCTTCCCCGAAGGGACGCAGGCAGGCTTTCATGGCTGTGGTTTCCATTGCGGTCGGATCAACCATGAACTGCTCCTCCCGCGCGGGCGCCTTGTCTTTCCAGAACCCATAAAGGGCATGGAAGGCGTCCTGACACCGGCGCGAGCAGAAGACCCAGTCGAGCGGCGCGGACCGGAGATCGCCGGGCTTGAACCGGGTATCCAGGTGGCCGAAGCCCCGCGCGGGGCGATTGCATATCCAGCATGGCATTCGCCCTCCCCATTACTGCGCCCAGGCGGGCTTGCCGGTTGTTGCCGGGCGTTGTGGGGCAGCCGCGCTAGCCGGGGCCGGGTGCGGAGTTGCGTTGCCGGTGGGCGTGCGAGGAGAGGCGCCCATCAACGTCGCGTAGTCCTTGTGATCAGGCTCCACCGCCAGCTTCACGACATTGCGGTCTTCACCTTTGGCGTCTTTCTCCACATCGACCCGTACCAGGAATTCGATGCCATCCAGTTCGTTGAAGCCCTGAATGCGCCGCGCAGCAGCAGCCTGTGGCCCGTTGTCCTGCGGATGCACGTTGCGTGCGCTGTTCAGAATCGCCCGGATCATGCTGCGCCCCATCTGCCCCCAGACTGGGCCCTTACGGGACTGGAGACCGATGTTCGACCACATCTTGCGTTTGGCGAATGGCCCTTCCAGCACCACGAACTCGCAGGCGAGGTACACGCTGCCGGTGTCAAAGCTCTCGGTGGCGTAACCGCCTGTCCAACCTTGTGCCACATCATCGTGGCCACCCGGTTTGATGGTCATGCGCACGCGCACGATGCTGCCCTTCGGAATCAGGTCGAATGCACCCTGCTGGGCCTCTGCGTCATTGAAGTCTTGCCAATTGTTCTGGTTCATTTTGTATTCCTTGAATTGGGTGGTCAGGCCTGGGGGCTCAGTTGCCCTGAGCGCCGAGGCATTTCTGGATGAACTTGCCGAGATGCGGCTCTTCGATGGCGTCGAGGCGTCCGCTTCGGTCCTTGCTCGGATAGCCGTATGGGTTGTCGGCGCGGGTCACGAAACCCCGGTAGGGCGTGCCGTCATCCGCCTTGAGAATGGCGAGAGTCACCACTTCATCAAGTACACCTGGCAACTCCAGCGCGGTCTTGCTGCCTTCCAGTTGCAGCTGGAAGAAGCGCCGGTTGTAGTCGTCGGTTTTCTCCTCGAGGATCGCGACGTAGATGACGTGCTTGTCCCGGACGTGCTGCAAGTGGGTGAGCGCCGTGATCATTTCCTGGCCGAGCAAGCCATAAGCGCCCCGGGTATCCGGTTTGCCGTTCTTCTCCGAGTACGCCTGCGGCTGCGCCTTGCACCAGGCAAAACACAGGCGCGAGAGGACGGTCAGCGAATCGACGAAATAGAATTCGTACTTCGCCAACTGCGCCGGGTCACCGTATTCATCGCAGACATGCCGGAAATGCGCCTCGGAGAACGCTTGATCCGATGTCGCCGTGGGCAGTGGGCCAGCGAGAAACACCACCAGATCCCGGAACTCTTTCCAGGTGCGCGGGCGCACGGTATCGCCAGGCCAGTCCTTGACCGACAGGTCACCGGCCTCGAGATCGACGAACAGGGTTTTTTCCGGTGGCAGCGTTTTCAGCTGGGTGGTCTTCCCCACACCGGGGAAGCCCACCAGCCCGACCTTGGCGCTATGCCGTTCTTTGAGCCGCTCTTCGGCTGAGATGATGGGCAGCGCCATTACGCAGCCTCCTTCAGCAGTTCGGTCACCTCCGGCTGCCAGAGGATCTGGTAACCAGAATGCCCGTTGCGGGAGTACGGCAGGGCCTCGCCCCAAGCACGACCGGCGTCGGTCAATTCCCACTCATCCCGGTCGTTGCGCTCCTGAAAACCCAGCGCAGCCAGCCGGAGATTGACCGTTCGAGCCGACAGGCCGATCTGCTCACCGAGCTTGGTGGGATTCACCGCCGCCAGGGGTTCGTTGCACGCCGGTAGCGCCCGACGCATCGTTTCCACCGACAGGCCGGTGTTTTCCTGGATGCAGGTGAGCGTGGCCGCCATCGCGATGCCCTGCTTGACGCCTGACACCTTGGCCACCGCCTCGCCGATCAACAGAATCGCAGTGACGCGGTCCTGAGTTGGTGCCGGCAACGCGGCGACAGAACCGGGTACGGCATAGGTGCCGGTTTTGCGGATGGACGGCAGCACCTCGTGAGTGACCCAGCGCTTGAATCGCTTGGCTTCGGGTTTGCGGCTACCGAGCACCATGTTGAAGAGGCCGGATTCGCTGACCACGGTCATCTCCTGGTTGCCGCCAGGGGTGTGAATTGAACTCACACCCTTTTCGTCGTCATCCAGGCGCTCCAGGGCTTTGCGGTCCAGGTTAAGGGTGGAGAGCAGGTCGGCGGCGACGAACATCGGCACGCCATCATCATTCATGACGACCCGGACGTTGTGGGATTCAAAATCGAAAGCAACGATTTGGCTCATTCGGAAATCTCCTGAACGAAGGCAAGGCGGAAGGACGCCTTGCCGGGTTTGACGGTGCGGGCTGCGGCGAACTGCTCTTTGAGCGCCGGTGGCCAGTTGTTGAACCGGGTTTCGGAAACCAACAGGTCGACGTCCATGTAGTCCTGGACCCGCTCGCCGGAGGCGACGATGCGTTCGGCAATTTCCGCGAGCCGCTTCTGGTCCCACGAGACGCGCTTGGGCAATTCGTAAGTCACGCGCAGCAGTCCATCGGAGAGATGCGACACGCCGAAGTCCCGGCCGGACTCCACCAGAGCGGCGCGCGCCTGCTCACCGTAGCGTTGCTCCAGGGCGGTATTGACCCGTTCGCGTGCTTGCTT